AAAGAAGGGAGGTGGCGGAGCCTCTGGACTTGGTGGAACCAGTTATGGCAGTAGTAAAGCCCGTTCCATCACTGTGGAGAATGAAGAGTTCGTTACTGCAGTCACTGTTGCTGCACAACCCGCTTTCAATGTTACATCGTATGCGATTAACCCGGGACAAGCAACTTTGTTTCCTTGGCTATCGAAACAAGCCGCTCAATGGGAAAAGTACTATTTTGAGTACCTTGAGTTCTTTTATAAGAGAGAAGTTTCGGAGTTTGCTACCGCAGGCTCAGCTGGGAAAGTTATCTTTAGTGTTGATTTTGATGCTTCTGATGCTCCTCCTCTTACCAAGCAACAAATGGAAGATACGATTCCACACATGGATGCTATGCCATGTGAAAACATGACTCTTAGATTACCACGAAAAGAATTACGTGGCGAGTCTGTTATTTCAAAATATGTGCGCCCTGGTGGATTACCCGGTGCCGCTGACATCAAGACCTATGATGTTGGAATTTTGAATGTTGCAACCCAAGGCATCACTGTCAATGGGGAGGTTGGCGAACTTCGAGTTCGTTATAAGTGTGTCTTTTGCGTTCCAATTTTGGAAAATCTTGCAGGAGCACCTACCAACAATCAGGTTGCGGTTTTCCAAAGTGTTGGAAATGAAGCCGTGGCTGCTAATTCTGTTGCCAAAAATATTTTGTACGGTGGTACAGCCATCAATCCATTGGGGATTGTTAACACTGCTGGATCTTTTGTGTTGCCTGCTGGCAACTATCTGGTAGATTATTTTGTTGTTCTCAAACAATCTGTTGCCGCTGATGCGGTTCTTGGAACTGCGGATTTGCAAGTTTCAGGAGCATCAATTTGGACCGCCGGAAACATTCCATTTAATGGATATGCAGGAGTCGGCAACGCGGCTGATGAATCCGCTACTATTAATGGAAGTTACTTTTTAACATCCAATGGAGCAACTCCAATAACTTTTCCAGTTATTGCATACTACACAGGCGGAGCCCCAACAATGGGTGGCTCAGTGCGCTTTGTAACCATTTAATTGTGGTTTGGAAAAGTGGTTTTCGTAAAATGTAGCTCACAACTACTACCTATCGAAATGACAGAGTGCGTGCGATCAGTGCACGAGGGAGATTTACTGAGATCTACGTTGGTGCTCGTATGTAAGCACCCGTTTGGAAGTGATTAACGGAAACTTCTTTTAAGCCAGGATTGGATTAGTCTTGGCGATGACCCCCTAATCGAAGGGTAATTAATCTAGGCCGACTCGTCGTCATATGAGTCCGCCGAAAATAGAACACTGACATAAAGAACCTTGCAAGGAAAAGCAAGCAAAACCACCCATTAATGAAGGAAAACAAGTAAAACCCAATTTAAGGCAGAAACCCGGAAGGAATTCAAGGGATGCTCCAGTACACAGAGGTGTGGGCCGGAGCAGATTTTGATTTCGCTCGCTGGATTTAGTCGATCGCCATAGCGCTTAGCGCTTCCTGGTCTTTAAAGTAATCACTATCTAACCGGTTTCGTAGATGAGTTCATTTGAATGAGTCTTCGGTCCCCTCCGTTTGTTTCGCT